CCGGATTGGTATGCAGCCAATAAATTCTCGCCTGCTAATTTAATCCCTTGCTCTATTCTGTACAGTTCATTCTTTGTAGCTGACATTTGAGGCCCTTTCGCTGATATACGCCATTTGGCGCATTACGCGATAATAGCGCAATATCCCTTTTGTCTGTCAATCCCTGTGCGGTGTGTCCGTTTTCTTTTCTTTGGCTTTGAGGCCATTGCCTGCTAGTACCCCGCCAAGTGAGCCTGTTAAAAAGATGGCCAAGGTTTTAAGCAAATCAATAAAAGCTGCATCATTTGGGGCTTGGCCCCCAATCGGTTGAGTCACAAAAATAAGGGCATAGGTGACTCCCACGCTGACTATTAAAAAGACTAGGGCAAGGGTGCTACCTATAATGAGAATGAGCCGCGCATGGACATCCTGCGGGTCAAGCCTTGCCGCTGCGCGGTGGCGGTGTTTGGCCAAGGATGTCTGCAGTGCATGTTCCAGTCGGGATGCACTGGGGTTTTTGGCACTCGGGTCTATACCAGTTTTTGTACTCTTGGCAGGCGTATCTGGTTTGTCCATCATAACCGCACCCAGATAGGGCCAACACAAATAAGGCTGACCCTATCCACGCGGCTATCTTACTTTTTTGCTTTGCCAGCAATTGCGGGTACATCTAAGGCCTTTAACACTGGCCCAATAAACCCGGCAATGGCGGCATTGGCCAAAATCTTTGGGTCTGTAATGCCAGACATGTAAAGAGCTGCGACAGCAGCGAGCGAAGCGCGCAGCCATGACATCGCAGGCTTTTTTAATGCCTCAAGTGACTTTTTCATTGGTTTTCTCCTTGTTAGTCGATAGGCCCAATTTTCCAATCAATGCGGTTACCTTCTCCGCATCGAGTGAAATCTCGAAGTGCATCTCATCTTTTCTGCCTTTGTAATCTCCACCCCATCGGATGCCATACTTTTTGCATAACGCTTGAATCAATGTGACCTGCAATGGCGTGAAAGTACCAGCTGCGCCCAATGGGTGTTTTGTAGCGTTAAGGTCAATCGCTGTAGCGCTTGAATGATTGCTAAGCACTGTTTGGCTTCCCCTGATTTCGCGGTAACAGTAACCCCAATCATCATTGCCATCATCTATTGCTTCAATGTGCTCATGGAATTGCGAAGCAAAGGCAACCAGTAACGGCGCGACTTTTTCCGCGCATCGTAATTTAACGCCGGAATCAGCAATGGCGTATTGCTTCACGCCAATCTCATGTGGGTCTTTAGATGCGGGCCACCCGTTTTGGCTAGTTACCAACAATGGCAGCTACTTCATCCGCAGTTAATCCCAACGCCGCTAGTTTGGATTCGGCTGCTGCTTTGGCTGCTGCTTTGGCTGCTGCTTTGGCTTGGGCTTCGGCTTCGCGTTGAGCATTTTCTTTTATATTTGCTTCATATAATTTATATTCAGCATCGGTCATTTCTCTATCTGTTATTTCACCTGAAGCAGTATTATGTATTCTTATCATTGGTTTTGACATTATTTAACTCCATATATCTTAGCTGTTCCTGCGTTAAAAGTTATTCCACCAGCACTAGAAGTAAAAGTTATTGAATCGGTTGCTGTGTTAGAAGCAATACCGCCAGCATACTGAAAATAACGCCCGTTAGTTGATGTGCCGTTATAACTAGCAAATCCATAAAAAGTCTTGAAAGTAGTAGTAGACGCATAATTTTCAATTAAAAAAGTATAAATATTGGTAGTTGCATTATTTACTGGTTGTTGGACAGAATCATCTAAATCAAGCTGACTTGTTAAAAGTGTGCGAGTTATTCCACTAGCATCAATACGATAAGTGCTCATCAAACTTGATGAATTGTTAGTGGAAAATCTAACTGTAGCCGTAGATGCAGTTGTTACCCCACTAAGAACTACATATAAATTATTATAACTTCCGCTTATGCTTGAAATTGTGGTTGAAGTTCCTGAGAGCGTAGTAGTAGAAAGCAAAGTCATTCCACCACCGCTTGCTGGCGTAGCCCATTTTACTTTGTAAGGACTAACAGTAGTGTCAGCAGTAAGCACTTGCGCAGTTGTACCAATTGGCAAATTATCAAAAGTGCCTGAACCTGTGCCAACAATTATATCGCCTGCGGCCGTAATTTCGGTTGCCATTGAGTTTGTTACGGTTACGGTTCCCGAAGTGCCACCGCCTGAAATACCTGTGCCAGCGGTAACGCCTGTTATATCTCCGACAGGTGCGCCGACCCATGCACTGCCTGAGTAATACTCAAGTGCATCGGTGTCTTTAAGATAAGAGTATTGGCCTTCCTGCGGTGATGTAATGGCTGATGCCCGCGCAGCTGATGATGCAAACACCAGTACGCCTTGCATCAAGTAACCGTTTGTGTCGGCTGCTGTTAATACTTCACCTGTGGTAAAGGTCTTGAACCCTAAACCTGCTGCCATTTTCTACTCCTTAATAACTAAGTACGGATGTATCAAGTATCCCGTACAGGGTTGAGTTTAGTATAAATGAGTCAATTATTGGCTCAAGTGTGGTAAAAGTCTGCCGCCAAGAATTTGGGCTAATCTGGTAATTAACGCCAAAGACTTGCAGGGTCTTGGTAAGGATTGAGCCGCCCGGTTGCGTAGTGCTGACCGTTACCGGGTCAAAGAAATCTAATTCCAAAGCTGCCAATACCATTGCGGCATCTGGGTAATACAGGTCAAGAATTAACGCATCGCATCGGATTGAGGTTTCCGCGCGGCTTGCAATATAGGCCTGCGCATACTGCAAAGCATCGGCATCACTAGAAAACATGGTTGCGGTCTGATTGTAGGAGTGCGCAAAATACTTGGTGACACTAGCTGCATTAACTACTACCTGCGCTGTGCCACCTGTCGGGGTGACACTTGCTTGGTTGTATACCAGCACATCATTGAGCACCCAATCGGCATTAAAATAGTGCAGGTTTGTGCCATTGTCATTAAACACCTTTGGCGTACCCGATACAGATGTTGATGTTGTTGTGCGGTTTTTGAATACAAATGAGCCGCTGGCATCTACATAGAACGCGCCAAATTCTACTAGCTCGCACTTTTGCGCAGCTGATAGCGCGGTGGTTGCAGTGTTGGGATTGGCCTGCACTGTACTTAATCCAGTTTCAATTGACCGCATACTTGCAGGCCATGATATTTGGTTAAGGATTTGGCCGACTCTGGTGCTAGTTAAATCCCCAGCACTGCTACCTGCAACGGTTGTTATCTGTGCCATCTGTACTAGGCGCATGGCATCAACGGCTTGGATGGTTGTGTAGTTTAATGTGTCAGCAGAATTGTTTGGCTGAGTAGTCAAATAATTAGTTATGAATCCAGAAAATAACGGGTACACCACATTTAAACTGGTGGCAGTAATTTGCACTTTAACCATTGGTTGCAGCAGATTGTAATAAGGGCCGCTGACATTCTGCGGGTTAAAATCGCCATTTTGGTCAAGGATGCGCAGCGATAGTGTGCCTGCTTGGAATTGGTCAGCCTGCGCATTGCGCCCGCGCTGTATTGAGATTGCATTGATTTGGTCTGATACATCCACAATGACTGCCGCAGCATCAGCAAGAATGTTTGTGTCAAGTATGCCAGTATCTAAAATCATGGCTTGCGCAAATGATGGGCCTGTTGAGAAGTTAATAAAAGCCTGAACGGTTGGGGCGGTCATATCGCAATGGCCCCTGCGTATTGCAGCGATGTACCGTAACGGCCAAGGTTTTGAATCACCGTTTGCACTGCATCGGCAATTACTTGCTCGCTGCCTACAACGCCCGCATTGACGGTCACATTCACCACTGGTGGGTCTGGCACATAACCAGCCCTTCGAGCTGCACCCGCAAAGCCTGAATCGCCGCCTGCTGCTATTGCATCAAGGGCTGCGCTCCAAACTGCAACGGCGGCTTCTACTACTTCGGGAGTGTTTACGGCTGCGGCGGTAGCTGTAGTTGTTCCATTTGTCGATGTACTTACCGGCACAACAATTGGTTTTGATACCGTTGGGGTGTCAGTTACTTTGCCAGTGTCAGCATTGTAGGTTAATCCTTGCGCAGCTAGTAATGCGGTTGCGCTACCGGGTATTTTCAAATCTTTTAACAAGCCATTTATTCTGGCAATAATGGCTGGCCAATCGGCAAACGGGTCATCAGCCTTTGGCAAGGTAGCCAACAAGTTTGCCAATTCTTTTGTTTTGGCTTCATTGGCGATTAACGCGGCTTGCAGTTTTGCAGCTGCGGCAACATCCTCATCTAGCAACGCCTTTTGCAGCAGCAAGCGCAAACGGGTTTCATTATCAATGCCGTATTTTAATGCCGCTTGAATTTGTATTTGTGCAAGGTCAAATGCTGTACCTGCTTTTTTAAGTGCTAGGGCATCAGTATTTGTTTTTTTACTTAGCACCGCATTTTTCTTTGCTAATTCTAACGCCTTTTTTTCTGCTGCTAATTGCGCCCGCGCTTGCGCAGGTTTTAATGGGATGTTTATGGCGGGTGCGTTCATACCGCGTAAAACTGCTGCATAGGCTTCTAAATCCCTGATGCTGGCCCCACCAAAAGCCATTTTTGTATAGGCAATAAATATGCCAATTTCATCAATGAATTTAGAAATCTTGCCTGCCAATGTATCTATCTTTTTGCCTAAACCTTCCATGCCCGTAGAACCGCTGGCAAGTATCAAAGCATCAACCAAAGATTTGCCAATTGTTTCGCTTGCCTCCGAAGCAGCGACCTTTAGAAAATTCATTTGCCCTGCGTAACCTGCTGCCGCAGTTGCCGCTTGTCCACCAAACAAACGAGCTAATTCTGCATTTATTTGTCCAAGGTCTTTGGATGCTAAAACAGTTTTGTTTAATCCGGGCACCATTTTGCCAAGCGCGGTGGTGTTGCCTGCATAGGCTTTGGCTAAAGTCTTGCTTACACTTACGACATCCTGACCAGTGCCAGCAGCCACATCCAAAGCAACATTTAAGGCATCTTGCGCCAAGGTAGTTGAGCCAAGAACCGTCACCAAACCTTGATAGGCAGGCCGTAAAAAATCATCTAACACGCCTGATTGTTTTTGCAAGGCGTTAATGTAATTTTCCACACCAACAGACTTAAAACCCAAACCTAGATTGTCTAATGTGCGCGATAAAGATTTGGCGGCTTTATCATCCGCTAAAAATGCTTTGACGGATGCGTTGGCAAATTGCGTTAATTTGGTTGCGCTATAAAGCCCAAGCAAAGATTTAGCCAATGTTTTTACTGATTTGTCAAAGCCCTTCAAATCTTTTCTTGCTTTGGCTATTCCTTTGCCGTCATAGTTGGTAACTGCGGAAACTATTAAATTTGGCATTAGGCGGCCAAACCAAATGCAGATTGTGTGGCGCGTTCATTAAATCTGCGCGCGGCTTTTTCAATAGCGTGAACCACTGCATCTTGGGCTTTGCCTTGACTCTCATCCCATGCGCGAAAAATTAACCTGCCGCGTTGCATCCCAGAACCGTATAGTGGCCCCATTGAATTGATAAAAATTGCACCTGCATTTGGATTGCGTGAGCGTGAAACATCTTTGCCGCGACCTTTTGGCCCGACCCATACTTGCCCACGAGAACCCATTTTGCGCCCTGCGGTTTCATAGATTGCACCTGCCGCCGATGTGTTGATGACAGAATAAAGCGCACTGAATCCATAACGGGTTTTTTTATTTGCACCCGCTTTGTATTTAATCCCGGCAATCACTTCAGCAGGATTATATAGCGGGAATTTACGCACTCGGCCTTCAGTATTAAATTGCGGTTGCGCTCGCACAATACCTTTGTCAGCCCAGTTGTATAAATAGGATGGGTAAGGACTCGGCGCGTATCCCCGCGCCTTATCCCTTATAGGCAACATCGCAGCTTTAATTTCAATTTTCATTTGTTTGTTGAGGTCAGGCTCAAACGCATTGAGTTTTTTAATTAGCTCCTTATAGCCTTCTACGACTACGGGCATTTTTTGCCGCCTCCTTTGCTCTGTCGCTAAACACTTGCAACACCGCTTTGAGCATGTGGCCATCCATCTCTAGTACTTGCGATGGAGCAATTTTCATCTCCACCGCAAGACTAGCCACGAGATAAGTCATGCTGTTGCGGTCTATTCTTTTGGGTTTTCGTCATCCAATACCTCGACTGAAACCAGCGTGTTTAGAAATTCATCGCCAAATGGCGGTATCACTTCAACGCGCTGCAAACAGTTATGGGCCAGCCAATAAATATCGCTCTGCTTCTCCTCATCGCGAAATTGTTTATGGATGCCTTTCCCGGTGTACTTTTCAAAGGCTACTTCGACAACAGGCGAAATGTGCAAAACCACTTCCCCTGAGGCCCTAGTTATCTTTAACCTTGCCATGCTTTACTCCTTAAAACGCTACGGTTGGTGAAACTGTAACTGCGGTGTTCACAGTAAATGACAAGCTGGATGAGGCTTCATCAGCTACCCCGCCATTGCCCACTGGGGTTAAGTTGTTAACCAAAATGGAGAATTGGTATGACGGATTTGTTGCCGATACCGCTGTGCCTTTAACGGTAATCATTGACACTGCCAATGTTGTACCAAAAGCTGCATTGAGTGTGGTCATCACTTGAGTTGCGGCCCAGTCATTCAGAAAGTCGATGCTCAAAGTTGCAGCTTGCAATCCAGCCGCAAATTTATGTGCAGAATCACCCATTGCTGTGACTTCGATTTCATCCACAATCTGGGTTAAAGTCACTGCGGTTACATAACTTGAAATGTCAATGCTTGGCACTGTTGGCGCAGCTGCGGTGGCAAGTTTAACGCCAACATTGTTGTTTAAATAAATACCTGGCATTTAGTTTTCCTCTTTTTCTGTTGTCGTTGGCTTTGCAGCCTCTTTTG